TCGAAGTACCTGGTGGAGCGCACTGCGAAAGTCTCTGCGGGCGCATGAACGACGAGCTCACTACACACGCGAACTACAGCGAGTTCGCCCTGGCCCCTCAGGCCGCGGAGCCGCACCACACGCTAGACGTGCCGGCGCAGCTTGTGTGGGAGTGCGCAGCCGGTGTTGAAGACCCGGCCATCGTGGCCGCACGGTTTGACTTCACCGGGGACAAGTGGGAGCGGCTCTCGCAGTGGCCCCCGTTCATCCAGGCGGTGCAGCGGCAGAAGGCCGAGTTCGAGCGCGAGGGCGTGACCTTCCGACTCAAGGCGGGCCTGATGGCCGAGCAGGTGATGGACCAGATGTTCAAGCAGGCCGTGGGCTCTGACTCGACCATCTTGCAGAAGCTCTCGGTGTTCAACGCGCTCGTGGATGTCTCAGGCCTCAAGCCCGAGAAGAAGCCCCAGGGCCAGGCCGACCCGAATGCGGCTCCCAAGTTCTCCATCACGATCAACATCCCTAACGCGGGCCCCACGCCCATGACCATTGATGCCTGAGTACCGCAAGAAGCCCGTGCAGATCGAGGCGCACCGCGTCACTGTGTTTAACCTCGAGTGGATGGCCGAGTGGTGCGGCGGCACCGTGACCCGGGCCACTGCGGATGCCAAGCACCGGCTGATTGCTATCCGCACGCTCGAGGGCTTGATGGAGGCTAGCGTGGGCGACTGGATCATCCGCGGTATCGCCGGTGAGTTCTACCCGTGCAAGCACGAGATCTTCGAGGCCACCTACGAGCTTGCAGATGGCTAAGGTTATCCCTTTCACTGGGGTGACCAAGTACGACCTCGACCCCGACCTGGTGCTGGAGAACCTCAAGGGCAAGCTCGAGGGGTTCGTGCTAGTTGGCTACACCACGGATGGAGAAGAGTTCTTCGGGGCTACCTACGCTGACGGGGGCACCGCACTGTGGCTGCTTGAGCGATTGAAAAAACAGCTACTGGAAATCGATGGCTAACCTGGTCTACAACCCCCCGCCCTCGGTCGTTCCGTTTCTCACCTCCGACAAGTTCGCTAATTTCATCGTCGGACCTGTGGGTTCGACCAAGACGACGGCCTCGCTTATCAAGATCAGCTACGAGGCCAAGCGCATCAAAGCTGGTGCGGATGGAATCCGACGCTCGCGGGTCGCTGTGATCCGTAACACCCGCCAGATGCTGTGGGATACGACGATCCCGGACTTCTTGAAGTGGTACCCCGATGGTGAAGCCGGCATATTGGAGAAGACGAACTCCAGATTCACACTCAAGTTCGACGACGTTGAGTGTGAGATTCTCTTTCGCGGTCTTGATGACGCTAACGACGTTCGCCGTCTACTGTCTTTGCAGCTTACTTTTGGCGTTATGGACGAGTTCCGCGAGATTAATCCGGACATCTACAACGCGCTCACGGGTCGTTTGGGCCGCTATCCGGACAAAACGATGAACGGCGTGGGTGCTTGCGACGATTCTGGCAAGCAGATTCACAAAGTTTGGGGTGCGACCAACCCGCCCGACATGGATACGTTCTGGGAAAAGCTCCTGAACGACCCGCCGGGCAACATGCACGTGACGATTCAGCCCTCCGGGCTGTCGCAAGAGGCCGATTGGGTGCAGTACCTGCCCGATGGCTACTACGAAAACCTGTGCGAGGGCAAAAGCGATGACTGGATCGGTGTCTATGTCCACGGTGAGTTCGGTAAATCACTCTCGGGCCAGCCAGTCTTCCGCGCATTCGACCGCGACACGCACGTCGCAGCCCAAACCCTCAACCACATCAAGCTCCAAACCCACCCACTCATCATCGGGATGGACTTCGGGCTCACACCAGCCTGCACAATCAACCAGGTTGACGCGCAGGGACGCCTACTCACGTTCGCAGACCTGACCTCGGACGGCATGGGAGTGCTGCGTTTTTGCCGCGAAAAGCTCAAACCAGTGCTTGCAAACCGGTTTCCGGGCATGAACGTGCTCATCGTGGGGGATCCGGCGGGCCAGCAGAGGGCTCAAACCGACGAAAGAAGCGTGTTTGACATCCTCCGCCAGGAGGGATTTCGGGTTGTAGCGGCCAAATCCAACAGTGTTGTGGCACGTATCAACGCAGTCGACAAATTCCTAACTAGAACTGTTGATGGCAAGCCCGGACACCTAATTGACCCCGGATGTACACACCTAATTGCCGCACTTCGCGGCGGTTATAGGTATAAAATCCGCACCAATGGCGAAGTTGATGACAAGCCAGAGAAAAACTCGCATTCCCACATCGCTGACGCGCATCAGTATGCATGTTTGCACGCTGACGGCAACGTGACCGGGGATGCCTGGACCCGCAAAGCAGTCGAGATCAAAAAAGTCCCCTACTTATGGACTTGACGGTCAAGTTGTTAGCGAGTACACCCCCGAAAACTGTTTGAGCGACTCAACATGCAGCAGTATGGCCTGAACATTACCAATTCAGCTGCGCCGGGGACTGTCTCGGCGGGCGGACTCGTCACTATCAAGTCTGTAAAGGCCCTCAACGAAGAGGCGATGGTGCGGGCGCAACAGGCTAACGCACAGCCTGCAGTTCAGGCCCTCGCTGGGTACATCAAACAGAAGTGGATGACGGCCATGATGGCCAAGCAGCAGACCGCTGAGGTCAAGATGCTGCAGTCGGTGCGTGCCCGCCGCGGAGAGTACGACCCGGACAAGCTTGCGCAGCTTAGGGAACAGGGCAGTTCGACCATCTACATGATGATCACCAGCAACAAGTGCCGTGCAGCCTCGAGCTGGCTGCGCGATACGCTGGTTACTGCCACCGACGACAAGCCCTGGACCATCCAGCCGACCCCCATGGCCGATCTGCCGCCCGACCAGGTGCAGCAGATCATGGCGCAAGCCCAGATGGAGGTGCAGCAGCTGTACATGGCGGGGCAGCCGCCCAGCGATCAGCAGGTGCGCGAGCGTCTCCTGGAGATGAAAGACATCGCCATGTCCCACATCCGAGACATGGCCAAGCGCGCCGCGGAGCGTATGGAAGTCAAGATGGACGACCAGCTCACGGAAGGCAACTGGAGCCGCGCGTTTAGTGAGTTCCTGGACGACATCACTACCTTCCCGGCGGCTGTTATGAAGGGCCCGGTGGTGCGAAAGCGCCCCCGCCTTAAGTGGATTCCCGGCCCTAACAAGCAGTACACGCTTGATGTCCAGGAGGAGTTGGTTCTGGAGTGGGAGCGCGTCGACCCGTTCAACATCTACCCGGCTCCTGACGCGTCCGACGTCAACGACGGCTACCTGATCGAACGCCACAAGCTAGCCCGAGCAGACCTGCAGGCGCTCATCGGGGTGGAAGGCTACAGCGAAGACGCCATTCGCGCGGTGCTCGATGAGTACGGCAAGAACGGCTTGCGCGACTGGATCTATGTCGACATGAACAAGGCCGCGGCCGAGGGCAAGTCGACGATGGGCGTGCAGCAAAACCCCTCGGAGCTCATCGACGCGCTGCAGTTCTGGGGCAACGTGCAGGGCCGCCTGCTGCTGGACTGGGGCCTGACCGAGGACGAGGTTCCGGACCCCCTGATGGACTACGCCGTGGAGGCCTGGATCATTGGTGGGTGGGTCATCAAAGCGGTTATCAACCCCGACCCGATGGGCCGCAAGCCCTACTACAAGGCCTCCTACGAGGAAGTGCCTGGTGCCTTCTGGGGCAATTCGGTGGCAGACCTGTGCCGCGACACCCAGGACGTGTGCAACGCCGCAGCCCGCGCTCTGGTGAACAACATGTCTATCGCCTCGGGCCCGCAGGTGGTCTACAACGTGGACCGGCTCCCGCAGGGTGAGAACCTCACCCAGATGTACCCGTGGAAGATCTGGCAGGTCACCTCTGACCCGATGTCGGGCTCGGCCCCTCCGATGCAGTTCTTCCAGCCGTCCAGCCTTGCCAACGAGCTCATGGCGGTCTACGAAAAATTCGCCACCCTGGCCGATGAGTACACCGGCATCCCGCGCTACATGACTGGTGACAGCCCTTCGGGCGGTGCGGCGCGTACGGCTTCGGGCATGTCCATGCTGATGTCCAACGCGGGCAAGTCGATCAAGCAGGTGATTGCCAACATCGATGATGAAGTCATTCGCCCGGCGATCGAGCGGCTGTACTTCTACAACATGCGCTACAGCGACGATCCGGACCTCAAGGGGGACGTGAACGTCGTCGCTCGCGGTGCGTCGGCGCTCATCATCAAAGAGCAGGCGCAGATGCGGCAAAACCAGTTCCTGCAGATCGCCCTGCAAAGCCCCGTGGTGCAGCAGGTCGTGGGTATGGAAGGTATCGCCGAGCTTCTACGGCAGTCTGCTAAGACTTTGGACCTCAACCCGGACCGTGTTGTGCCTACGGTGGAGATTCTCAAGCAACGCATGGCTCAAGCCCAGGCGATGCAGGCCCAGCAAGCCATGTTGGCCGGACCGGCCGGCGGGCAAGCACCGGCCCCCCAAGAAGGGGCCACTTTGCAAAACGGGGCACAAGTCACTAACAATTTTGCGCCTTTGCAGGGTGTAGGAAGTTGACAGGCCCTATTTTCGGTTCATAATTTGCCAAAGTTAGGAGTTTCAGATGAAATCTGTCCAACCTTATGCCGAATCCAAGCGTTCGGCTGAGTACAAGCAAGAGTCCGCCAAGACCGACGGTATGTCCAAGGGCGGCAACGTTGGTGGCGGTGGCTCCAGCGGTGACATCTTCGGCACGCTCAAGCGCGGTGGCCAGGAAGTCGCCCAAGAGTCCGCCAAGACCGACGGCCTCTGCAAGTAAGTGGTTCGAGTTGACCAGCGTGTCGCCAGGTGCCTAACGGTCCTGCGCTCACCTGAATTCAAACCTCTTTTGGAGTTTTTCCAGGCGCGTCAACAAGAGACTCTCGCAAGACTTGTAGACGCCCAAGACAAAGATCAGATGGTTCGGCTTCAGGGCCGGGCTATCGAGCTCAAGGAACTCCTTGAGCTGGTCGAGCAAAGCGAAAGCTTGCTGGCCAAAACCCGCGGGGCGTGAGCAGACCGTCAAGACGGAGCTCACAAACCACCTTTTAGTAGTTAACCGAGTAGCAGACCGTAAGCGTGCCGGGGCTGACCGTGAAGTCGGAGCCCTAGAGCGTAGTCGGAGCGAAGGAGATTTGAAACATGGCATTGCCGAAAGCGATTCAGCAGCAAGTGGACGCGGCCGACCAAATGGTGGCCCAGATCAACGGTGAGACCCCGCCCCCTGGGGAGACTGACGTAGATCCTGATAACCCAGACCCGCAGCCCGCACCTGAACCGCCGCCGCAACTTGTTTCGCAAGAGCCGCAACCGCCGCAAGATCCGGTTGCCGAAGAGCGTTGGGAACGCAAGTACCTAACTCTCAAAGGCATGTACGACGCCGAGGTACCACGGCTGCATGCTCAGGTTAAGGAGCTGACCACCCAGGTCCAGCAACTGATCGCTGAGAACGCAACCGTCAAAGCCCAGCCGAAGTCCGATCCCGCGCCGGCCAAGACTCTGATCACTGAGCAAGACAAAGAAGCGTTTGGTTCGGATCTGCTGGATCTGATCGACCGCGCAACCGAGCAAAAGATCGCGGGTTACCGCGAAACCGAAGCCCGGCTGCTGGCCGAAATCCAAGAGCTCAAAGGCAAGGTGGGGAAAGTTGATGAGTCGGTAGGCGCAAGCTCCAAAGAGCTGTTCGTCGATCGCCTCGCCAAACAAGTACCTAACTGGGAAGCTGTGAACATCGATCAAGGCTTCCTGGCATGGCTGTCTGAGGTGGACCCTGTTTATGGGTTGCCCCGGCAAGCTGCTTTGAACAATGCGTACGAGTCGCTGGATGCGAATCGGACCGCGGCGATCTTCAAGCAGTACCTGGCCACGCTGCCTGCGGCTCCCACCCAGCCCCAACAGAACCGCCAAGAGCTTCAGCGTCAAGTAGCACCGACCCGCTCGCGTACGTCGACGGCACCGGCTACTTCCGCTGCGGACAAACGGATCTTCACCCAAGGTGAGATCACGGCGTTCTACGAGGAATGGCGACGGGGCTTCATCGATGAGACCGATGCGGTGCGTATGGAAAAAGAAATCCATGCAGCCATCGCCGAAGGCCGAGTTCGTTAAGACCTCCCAAGACATGGCTGCATCCATCAACTTGTATTTGAGAGGAAGTAGCCATGTCTACCGTTACCGCAGCAGCCGCTTATCCCATTAACTCCGGTGGTTTCAACACCCCCGGTGGTCAGGTCGCCTATTCCGGCACCGCCTACAGCGGCTCGTTCATCCCCGCCCTCTGGTCCGGCAAGCTGGCCCAGAAGTTCTACGCTGCCACCGTGTTTGGCGAGATCGCTAACACCGACTGGCAAGGTGACATCACCGGTATGGGCGATACCGTGATCATCAACACCATCCCGTCGATCACCATCAACAACTACTCCATCGGCCAAAACCTGGCCTATGAAGTCCCGGCTCCGTCGACCCTGCAGCTGGTTATCAACAAGGGCAAGTACTTCGGCGTGAACGTGAACAACGTTCTGGAGCTGCAGGCCAAGCCCAAGCTGATGGACATGTTCACGAACGACGCTGCGATGCAGATGAAGATCAAGATCGATCAGGACGTTCTGTACACGAACTTCAACCAGGGTTCTGCTGCTAACCAGGGCGCTACCGCCGGTGCCATCTCCGGTGCTTACAACCTGGGTACCGACACCACCCCGGTGACCCTGACCGCTTCCAACATCCTGCAGAGCATCACCGCTCTGTCCAGCGTGCTGGACGAGGCCAACGTCCCCGAGACCGACCGCTGGCTGATCATCACCCCGACCGAGCGTCAGATCCTGATGCAGTCCAACCTGGCCCAAGCCCAGTTCATGGGCGACTCCAGCTCGATCCTGCGTAACGGCAAGATCGGCCAGATCGACCGCTTCACCGTGTACGTGTCCAACCTGATCCCCCGCGGCGCTGCGGGCAAGACCTGGATGAACCCGAACACCGGCACCGACGCTACCAGCGCCGGCACCGCCAAGCGCCACGCCATCATGGCCGGTCACAAGTCCGCCATCACCTTCGCGTCGCAGATCGCCAAGGTCGAGTCGCTGCAAAACCCCAACGACTTCGGCACCCTGGTTCGCGGCCTGAACGTGTACGGCACCTCCGTGGTCCAGGCCTCTGGTCTGGCCCTGCTGGTCGCCGCTGGCTAATCGCTGCTCCAGTGAGGGAGGGGGCTTCGGCCCCCTCCAGTTCAACTTTCTAGGAGTTCGATATGGCCGTTGTAGACGATCTGATCACTGCGGGTTTTTCCCGCACTCAAAGCGACGCCATCATCGGCGTCGATGCTGGCACGGCGAACGCAAACGACCTGGTCACCCAGGGCGTGTGGGCGAACACCGCTGCTACTCTCGTGGCTAAGAACGCTGGCACTGCGACGAACGACGACCTGGTGCGAGCCGGGCTGTCTAACCCGCAAGTGACTGCGGTCAACGCCGCGTTTGCTGTTACCCCGTGAGGTAAGGCATGGGAACGGTCACCGCTGGTGCAATCATTGATAAAGCTGCCAAGCAGCTCACGGACATTTCCGGCGTCCGCTGGACGCGTGCTGAGTTGCTGGGATGGCTCAACGACGGCCAACGGCAGATCGTTCTCATCCAGCCCTCCGCCTCAAATACTGTAGCGAGCGTCAAGCTGGTTGCTGGAGCTCGTCAGCAGCTCCCGGCAGATGGCTGGCTGCTGCTCGGCGTCAACTGCAACATGGGCACCACCGGCACCACTCCCGGTCGGTCTGTGCGTGTGGTGTCGCGTGAACTCATGGACAACTTCGACCCCGATTGGCGCACTGCCACGCCTAGCGCGGTCACGAAGAACTACCTCTATGACATCCAGGATCAGGTGGCTTTCCAGGTGTACCCCCCTTCGACGGGTACGAATTACCTTCAGCTCAACTACTCCGCGCAGCCGGCTAATTTGACTGTTGAGACGCAGACGATTTCGATCTTTGACGTCTACCAAGGCTCTCTACTCGACTACATCATGTATCGGGCTTGCTCGAAGGATGCTGAGTACGCCCCCGGTGTGCAGCTGGCGCAGATGTACGCCGGCTCGTTTGCCGCCGCTCTTGGCGTCAAGGAAGCTTCTGAGCTTAAGAACACGCCAACGCTGGAGCTCATGCCCCGCAACCCGTCCGTGCCTGGGAGTGAAACGTGAGCACCGTCTCTTACGAAAAATTCCTGCCGGAGGTCATGCCCTACGTGCGTGACGTCCCCGAAATCGTGGCCGTCCAGGCAATTCGCAACGCCTGCATCGAGTTCTGCGAGAAGACCATGGTGCTCGAGCAGAGCCTGGATCCGCAGCCGCTCATTGCCGGTGTGCATACCTATGACCTGGATCCAGATGACAGCAGCTACCGGGTCATCAACATCGTTGAAGCCTGGAACGGCGAGCAGTTTCTGATCCCCAAATCGGTCGAGGCTTTGACCACGATCTATCGGGTGACCAATTGGGAGACGCTCTCCGGCAACCCGTATTACTACTACCGGCCTCGCCCCAGCGAGATGCGTCTGGTGCCGACCCCTTCAGTCAGCAACCAAAGCCAGTTGCGAGTCAAAGCCGCAATTGCGCCGACGCGCGCTTCGACTGCAATCGACGAGAACATCTTCGAGCGGTACCTGGAGTACATCGCATTTGGGGCCCGCGGTCGTTTGTATGACACCCCCAACCAGCCGTACTACGACCCAAACTCGGCCGCGGTGTACCTCAAGCGATTCAACGACAAGATCGCCGAGGTCCGTGTGCTGGTGAACAAGGGCAACGTGCGAGCTTCCAACCGTATTGAATTCCAGAGGTGGGTATGAGCGACAAGATCAAACTCGTCAAGGACGACACTCGCCCTGCGCTTGTCTGCACGATCACTGATGACACCTCGGGCGCTGCAATCTCGCTCTCGGGCGCGTCCGTCATTTTGCAATTCCGCGCTCTTGGCTCTACTACGCTGCAAGCCACCGTTCCCGGCGTCGTAACCGACGGCCCCAACGGGCAGGTTGTGTTCTATCCGGCGTCTGCCCCGGCAATGCTGCAGGGTGACCCTGGCGAGTACGAGGGCGAGATCCAAATTACCTTTGCGGACGGCCAAGTGCAGACCGTCTACGACCTACTCAAGTTCAAGGTTAGGGCGGACTTCTAATGGCAATCCGTGTTGTCGGTGGGATCGCTGGTGCGTCCATCTCCGCAGTCAAGCTGCGGGCTGGCGTGGCCGCTGTTCATCCGACCACGTCGGTCACCTACTCTGCGCCTATAGCCCAAACGGCGTATATCCTGCTGTCCACGGTCGCCCAACTGGACACGACGGGTCGGTTCAAGTACCAGACCGATCTCATTGTGATGAACGACGGAACGGCGCTTCACCTGGTCAAGGGTGCGCAGGACGCTATTGCGCTTACTGACTACACGACGCTTGGGGTAGACAAGGGACTGGCCGAGTCCGTTGCGTTCTCCGACGCGATTGTCACGGTACTGATTTTCCTGCGCGACTTCGCAGATTCTTTGGCGCTGTCGGACGCGCAGGCACTGACCGTTGCCAAGGCCTTTGTTGACGCCGCCTCAGCTACAGACGCCGCCACCTTGGCGTTTGCCTCTAACCAGGCTGACGCCGTTTCGTTGGTAGAGGCAACGGCGCTTTCGCTGGCCAAGTCTTTCGCCGATTCGGTCGGTGCTACTGACGATGTCGCCCTGGCGGTTGACCGTGCCGTTGCTGACGCTGCCACCCTGGCCGACGCCGCCGTTTTGTTGGTCTCCAAAGCGATCGATGAAACCCAGCAGGTATTGGATGATGTGGCCCTAAGTAGCGCAAAAGCGCTAACAGACGGAGTCGGTCTCAACGAATCGCTTGCGTTTGACTACGCGTTAGCCTCTACAATCGGAAACGTAGCCTTTGTTAGTGACTTGGCGGTTGTTTCGTCCAATAAGCCTCAAGCTGACTCGGTTGGTACGACTGACAGCGGCTTCATTCTCAGCCAGGACTATTGCGATCTGACCTATTTTGCCGAGGACTACGTCGGCACTGCAAAAGCTTTTTAAGGAGTAGCTCATGCTCAACGACACCCTGAAAATCACCGGCGCGGTCAGCATCCAGCTGCTCGACAAGAGCGGCGCTGTGCTTGAGACCCGCGAAATTCCCAACCTGGTCGTCACCGCTGGCAAGACGTTTATCGCTGCTAGCATGCTCAAGACCACGAGCAACAGCCCGGTCGCCATGACGCACATGGCAGTGGGTACGAGCTCGACGGCCCCTGCCGCTGGCGACACCACTCTGGGTGCAGAGGTGGCTGGTTCTCGCGTGGCGCTCGCATCTTCTTCGTCCGCTGCAAACGTGGTGACCTACACCGCTACCTTCCCGGCTGGTACGGGCACCGGCGCTCTGGTTGAGGCCGGCATCTTCAACGCGTCGTCCGCAGGCACCATGCTGTGCCGCACCACCTTCTCCGTGGTGAACAAGGGCGTGGCTGACGCGATGTCCATCACTTGGACCATTACTGTCTCCTGATTGGGGGCGTTAAATGACGACTATCGTTACCCGGCAGGGTAAAGGCGCTCCGCTTACTAATGCGGAGGTCGATGCCAACTTCACCAACCTCAACAGCGACAAGCTCGAGAAGACAAACAATCTCTCGGAGTTGTCTAACGCGAGCGCTGCTCGCGGCAACCTGGGGTTGGGGGCTATGGCGACCCTCAGCAGCGTCACCTTAACGGGAGACGCCACTGGCTCGGGGTCGTCTTCTATCTCTGTAACCCTGGCAAACAGCGGCGTAACGGCGGGCGCGTACGGCTCGTCTACCAGCGTTCCGGTTGTCACTGTGGATGCGAAGGGGCGGGTCACTGGTGTCACCACCGCCGCCATTTCTGGGTCGCTGACTTTTACAGGTGATGTAACCGGTACGGGGTCGACTGGAGCAAGCACGTCGTTGACACTGGCTAACAGTGGTGTCACCGCAGGCACCTACGCCAACGCAACAGTGACGGTTGACGCCAAGGGACGGATCACTTCTGCATCAAGTGGCGCGAGTGGGGTCTCCAGCTTTAACACTCGTACCGGCACCATTACGCTGACTTCTGGCGACGTTACTACAGCGCTTGGTTTCACTCCCTTCTCGTCAGCGGGCGGTACGGTCAGTGGCGATTTGACGATGGCCTCCGGCAAGAACATCGTTCTTGGCCGCACCTCCGAGAACGCGCGCGACACCGGAATTAAGCTGCCAAGCGGCCAAGATCTTGGCGAGATGGACCGCAGCAATCAATACTACGACGACCTGACCGCGAACTGCAGCGGATACTTGCCCACCGGCAACTGCTCTGGTAACGCGTATTGGACGCCGCCAAACGGTAACTGGTGGACTTGGGGAGTCTCTGGTGTTCCCACCACCAACTGCGCAAATTACGGTGCGTACGATGGCGGTGGCGGTTTCACTCAATCCTTCAACGCTGTTTCGGTCGGAACCTACTACGACGCTTACTACCTAGCTGCCGACGAAATCGGCGGGGGCGAGTACCGACGAAACTACCGCAACTGCAACTGCGGGTCGTTTAACTGCCGCACAAACTGCAATTGCAATTGCGCATGCGTGTGCCAATGCTGCGGCTGCTGCTAAGAGAGGCACAGCATGAAGGTGTACCTGGTCAAAAACTCCCATGGGCCGCAAGCCGGGGTTATGTCGGTTCGGCTGACTGTGGACCTTGCGCAAGAAAAGATTGTTTGCGACCTTCTGTACTCCACCCCCGTGGACGAGCGAAATCCGCCTGAGCCGATTTATATCGATGGCACTGCCTGGTATTTGGTTGATACGGCAGTGATTGATTTCACGGCCATAAAAAATAGGCGAGAGTTTGCTGACCGTACTTCGTTCATGCTCAGCATCGACTGGGCAAAAAGCAAGTGGAGTCAACCGATCCCGCTTTATGCAGTGTCGATCGACAATAAGATGACCGCCCATGAGCTGGTAGCCGCAAACATGCTGCTACCGCTTGTTATCGGGTTTAACGTGCCGTTTGAAGACTGCTCATTTTCCGAGTGCGATGTAACAGTCAATCTGTTTCCGCAAACCGGCAAATGTTTTGTCTATGGGCTATCGCCCCAGGACGTCATCGAGTCGCCATACTCCTCGTCCGGCCTGGTCCGAGAGATGGTGATTTTCCCCGGTCTTAGTGTTTCTGGCCCAGATGTAGCTCCGGCCGGAAGCGATGTTGAATTTCAGGTGCAGGTGACTGATGCGCAGGGAGCACCTGTAACTAAGGATGCAACGCTCTATCTTGAGAGCGTTAACGGCATACTTCCTAAAAATAGGGTTCGCACAGTGGGTGGCCTTGCGAGCGTAAAAGTCATGACCACGGGACTTTCTGCCGGAGACACTGTCCGGCTAAAAGCCGGTTTTAAGTTCTATTCTGGCGCGGCTGATAAAAAGGTCACTCTGCAATGACCGTGCGCGAGATTTTCTCGGCTCGCGTCTACACAGGAAACCACAAGTTTGACCCCGCGGTCACTGCGCGAATGCGTGACGTAGCTCTAGATACGAGCAAGGCGCTCAATCCACTAGGGCATCCATGGAGCCGTAAAAACCGCGACTCTATCCTTAAGACAGGCGCATATGACGAGCTTGTCAAAGAACTCCTGAGAGTTGTGGCGTGCGACTACAAGTGCGTGCCGCTATCAATCACCGCAAGGGAGGTGATCGTTGCTAAGGGCGGGTTTGTTCCGTTTCATGCGGAGGATGCACACCTTTCGGCAATCTATTTTGTTGATACGGATGCACGGCCTGATCCTGCGCTGCAAGACTATTCCGGTGCGTTTGCCTTGTCCCACCCAGGTGGAGCGCTTGGGTCGCGCAGCCTACCTTGGGAGTCTGCCCGCACAGACGTCATGCACCCCAAGACCGGCGACCTCATCATTTTTCCAAGCTACCTTGGGCATCACTCATTTGTTTACAACGGCGAGCGCCCTTCGGTAGAAATCCACTTTGAGCTGACCGTACAGGCCTTCAATGCAAGTCGCTGATGACGTCATTGACGGGGAACTTTTCATCGCCGCGAGAGAGTTTCTGCAGTCCCAGACTTCGATTTACGGATGGCAGGCGCACAAGGGTGCGCCGGGTGTCTTCTGGCACCGTAATTTTGTTCTCCCTGGTAAATACGAGCACCACTACGAAGCCGGTGTTTGGAGCCCAGATAAGAGCTACGCCGGGTTTGTGCAAACGCAAAGTCCACTTGCGCAAGTAGCGGAGGTTCTGAGAGCCCGGTTTTTTGGCGGAGTTGAATTGACGAGAGTCTGGGCGAACTACCAATCGTTTGGGGACGAGTCCGCGTTTCACCGTGACTTTCCGCAGCAGTTTCGCGGCAAGTCAAAAACAGTTGTTTGGTACCCGGTCGAGACCTGGGATCGTGACTGGGGCGGCGATTTTGTTACGTTGACTGATGACGGCGAGATCGACAAATGCGTCATGGTCAAACCCAACCGTGCCGTGGTGTTTGACGGCACAACCCCCCATTCTGCGCGTCCGATGTCGCGCTACTGCAATGCGCTGCGGATCGCCGTCTCATTTGCTTGCGAGGTTGTCGAATGATCCAGATGCTTTGGCCGACGCCAGTACTGACCGATCGATCCGAGTGGACGGCAGATGAGCTCGAGGCGCTTCGACTGTTTACGGTTGAGCGGTTTCGCAATCACAAGGCTAATCCGCCAAAGCATGCGCTGCCGGACGTTGAGGGCACGACGCTGCGCACCCAGCTAAACCTGCTCTCCGAGGAGCATAAGGCGCTGGCACCCGAGGTATGGGATCGCTTTGAAGCATGGGTTGACCGGATCTACCGAAACTACTTGCGCGAAGCCCATGGCCTGCGCAATTCGGACGAACTGCAGATCGAGGCACGGTGCATACCGGTCGTCTACGAGCCAGGCATGCGAGCGCAGCCGCACTACCACCACACCTGTGACCACGTCTTGTGCCTGTATTTGGACTGCGGAGAAAACCGCACGCCATTCCTGGAGCGAAATTACACCGTCGGAGATGGCGAGCTGATCCTGCAAGACCCCCGACCAATGGCGGGGTTTCCGTTTTGGGAAAAGGTCAAGTACATCGAGACCACGCCGGGGCTGGTAGTGCTGCATCCGTCGCGCTTGTGGCACGAAACCAACCCGTTCAACGCCAGCGGGCAAAGAGTTCTTCTCGTAGTGACCCTTCGGGTTGTATCCCATAACTACCTTGAGTTATACACACAACTAGGAAGTCCACAAGGACGGCCTCAAACAAGCTAACAAGGAGAATGGATGGCGCAGTTTTTTATCAAGACCAAAGCCCAAGACGGCGCAGATGGTCCGACTTTTAGCTACGACAACAGCACTTCGGCTCTGGTTGATCTCAGCACCGGGCAGAGCGTGGTGGAGAGAGTCGCAAGTTACAACTTCAAGCCGGCGTACCCAATGAGCCGGACGAATCCGGCCGGGAAGACTTCACCGCAGACGCTGAAAATCTCCTTGGGGCTTTCTTGCAACTACGAATGTAGCTACTGCAGCCAGCGATTCGTCCCGCACGCCGATCAGACTAACCCGGACAGCATTGATCCATTCATTGCGCAGCTCACCTCGGCGCTAACTTCCGCCCCCCAGAGAATTGAGTTCTGGGGCGGCGAGCCGTTTGTGTACTGGAAGACGCTCAAACCTTTGGCAGAGCGCCTGCGCCAGATGTATCCGCAGGCTGATTTCAACATCATCACCAACGGGAGCCTGCTGGACTCCGAAAAAAATGAGTGGCTGGACCGTATGGGGTTTGGGGTCGGTATCTCTCACGACGGCCCTGGATACCATGCGCGGGGGCTTGACCCGCTAGATGACCCTGAGAAGCGCGAAGCCATCATGGATCTTTATCGGCGTTTGCGACCGCAGGGGCGTATCAGCTTGAACGCAGTCATGCACTCCAATAACCGCAGTCGAGCCGAAGTGCAAAAATGGCTCCAGGCGCGGTTTGGTATGGATGTTCCGATTGGCGAGGGGGCGTTCATTGATCCGTACGACGCCGATGGCCTAGCTGCGACTTTCCAAACGCCCGCAGACCATATCGAGTTCCGCGAGCAAGCCTTTTCTGAAATTCGACTCGGCCAGGTGGCAAACCTCAGCATCGTCCGTCAAAAGCTTCTGGACTTTGTTAACTCAGTTCAGAGCGCGCGCCCGGCCTCTGCTCTGGGCCAAAAGTGCGGCATGGACAACCCGAACAACGTCGCGGTCGACTTGCACGGCAACGTGCTTACATGCCAGAACGTGAGCGCTGTTGCAAAGGCACCGAACGGGGAGTCGCACAAGATCGGCCATCTGTCCGACCTGGCTGGCGTTCAGATGCGCTCCTCCACCCACTGGAGCCAGCGCCAAGACTGCCAGAAGTGCCCGGTGCTGCAGCTGTGCAAAGGCTCCTGCATGTTCTTGGACGGACACTTGTGGGATGCGGCTTGTGATGCCTCGTACTCGGACAACGTCCCGTTCTTGGCCGCTGGAATCGAGTACATGACTGGGTACATACCTGTGTATATCGATGGTGACTTTCGGGACGACCGCAAAGACATTTTCGGCAAAGTACATGGCATCCCCAAGACCACCGCGGCACGCGTTATACCTATTCATACGCACACAAACTAACAACACCAAACGCGCTAACTTAATTAAAATTTGCGCCCAGGAGTCCTAACATGCCAGCAGTTTTTTCTAACAATGCGTCGGCCCCTCTTGCGGCTTCGATCACAGCGTCGGCTACGACGATTACTGTGACGACCGCGCAGGGTGCGCTGTTTCCGGCCGTGGCTGCTGGCTCGTTCTACTACGCCACTCTTGTTGATTCCAGCAACAACATTGAGGTCGTCAAAGTCACGGCGCGTTCGGGCGATGTGATGACTGTTGTGCGGGCTCAGGAGGGAACCACCGCTCGGGCGTATGCGGCCGCTGACAAGATCGAGATCCGCGTAACTGCCGCGGGCCTGAATAACATGGCCCAGCTAGACGCGACGCAAACGTTCACCGGCAGCAATACCTTCAGCGGTGGCGGCGCATTTGCCGGCTCTTTCTCTGGCAGCCCGACCTTTACCGGCAATCCCACCTTCAGCGGAAACCCGGCCTTCACCGGAGTTCCCACCGCGCCCACGGCCGCTCCTGGTACGAGCACGACTCAGATCGCAACGACTGCATTTGTCCAGAACGTGGCGGGTAGCCTAGGCACTCTGTCCACCCAGAACGCTAACGCAGTGAACATCACCGGCGGCACGATCGCTGGGGCGACTATTAACGGTAACACGGTTGGATCGAACTCGCGGGGCGCACGCACGGTGTCAACTGCTGCCCCGTCGGGCGGCTCTGATGGCGACGTGTGGTACAGGGTCTGATGCATGCCCAATGTATTCGTCAACAGCGCTGGAGCGTTCACCGCAGCAAAAGAGATTTTTGTAAATAGCGGTGGCGTTTGGTCGCCTGCGAAAGAGATATGGGTCAATAACGCAGGCACTTGGCAAAAGGCCTTTCCAGAAAGCTCGGGGTCGAACAACTACACAACGCCGGGCACTTCTACTTTTGTCGTCCCAAACGGGGTCTATGCCCTCAGCAACATACGTGTAGTCGGTGCGGGCGGCGGTGGCGGTGGCGCAACCGGAAGCGGTGATAACCATGCGGGCGGTGGCGGAGGTTCTGGCGGTTATTTGACCGGCCAGTCGCTGAGCGTCACTCCTGGTGATGTCATCACAATTGAAGTTGGAGCTGGCGGCGCGTCTGGCACATTTGACTTCAACGGCGGCCTCATTTGTCTTGGTACCGCCGGCCGCTATGTCTACGCAGGCCAGGCCGGGCAACAGTCCCGGATTCTAAAAAATGGCTCGCAAGTCTTTGTCGCCACTGGCGGCGGTGGCGGTTACTACAGCGTTGGTGATTCTTGCTCCGCTTATTCCGGCGCTGGCGGATCCCCCAATGGCGTGGCAGGTGGCGCGGTCAACTGCACTCGCAACAACTACGGCGCAACCCCCGGCGGAAATAACGGTACGGGGTATGGCTCGGGGGGGCAGTCACATTCTTCCAGCGGCGCTTGCACAACTGTCGGCGGGAATGGAAACGTGTACTTCACATGGTGATTGACGTTGTCCCTGTCGATGTCGCTGAGCAGCGGCAAACCATCTGCGATGCATGTGAGCACCGCAGCCTTGGTATTTGTACGAAATGCAATTGTGTGCTGGCTTTTAAGACCCGCTTAGCCGGAGCGTCGTGCCCGGAAAACAAGTGGAGCCGCTATCACACCCAGGATAGTCAGTAAGGCGCGGTATGGATAACCAAGTCATTTTTAACTTCGTGGTCAGCATCGCTGGCTTTCTAGCGGTGTTCGTCTTCTACCAGGTCATGCAGCGAATTCAGCGCCTGGAGGACGGCCAGTCTTCAATGAAAGAGTCGCTGCCGGAAAAGTACGTTCAAAAAGACGACTACAAGTCGGACATCGCAGAGGTCAAGCAAATCCTTCGGCAGATCTTCGACAAGCTCGACGCCAAACAAGACAAGACAGGGTGACACCATGATCATGATTGACCCGATAGAGGCCCTGGCCGCTGTCCAAAAGGCGGTCAAGATGGTCAAGATGGCATCACAGACTGCGAACGATGTGTCGCAGCTGGGCCCTCTGTTGGGGAATTACTTCGACTGCAAGTCCACCGCTGTCAAGGCGGCCAGGCAAGCCAGGAAGAAGGGCGGCTCCAACCTTGGCGCTGCCATGCAGATTGAGATGGCGCTCAAGGCTGCGGCTGATTTTGAGCGCGAGGTCCAGGGGCTGTTTTTCTCGTCCAACAACATGGACGTGTGGCACGCAATCAAGAAGCGCGAGGCCGAGATGAACGCCGCCGACAAAGCGGAGGCCGAACAAGAGAAGCTGGCCGAGATCCGGCGCAAGCGAGAGCAAAAAGAAATGCGAGAGCTCGGTATGGCGGTTGCCATCGGGGCGGTGTTAGTCGGATCAGTCGGTTGGGTCGTAGTGAACATCATCACTGGCGGCTTCTGATGTGGACGATGACAAAGATCCGGCTGCTGTCGCATTCAAAGCCCTCGACAAGTTTGTTCGGGTCATCGCGTACTTGATCTTCGCCAACTACGCCTTCGATTTCATCATCACTTTGCCGCCAGACATCGCTAACAAGATCTTTGCCGCCATTTTTAGAAAGCTCGGTTTATGAGACTCGTTGCACTCGTCGGTTTGCTATTGGCTTTGGCCGGTTGCAACGACCACTACCGCTACAGGTGCCAGAACCCCGACGAGTTTGCGCACCCCGAGTGCCAAAAGCCTCGATGTCTCTTTACCCAAACCTGCCCGGAGTACCTGGTTGCCCCGATCTTGGAGAAGCAAGTTGACGCCGCAAAACAACCCGCATCCGCCGCATCGGCTAACCGCTGACCAGATCGAGGTCCGCATCTGGGCCTTCGTGGTCGTGGTGGTGATGTTCGTCTTCGCCGGCATCACGGGCTCGATGCTCTACTCGGTGATCTTCGTGGTGCAGCCGATTAAGTCGATGGCCCCGATCGATCAGGCATTCACCAAGATGCTCAACGATGTCGTACTGCTTATCGTGGGGGGCATCGGAGGCATCATGTCAAAGAGGGCCGTGAGTGAGGTGTCCAGGGCGATTGCCGGGCCGCCGCCTGCCCCCGCTGCGTCTCCTTGCCCGCCGGTCCCGCCGTCGGCTCCGTTGCCCAATCCGGCTGCGCAGAACTGGAACTGGATGGGGTTCGTCAACCCGCAGCTAGACGAGACCTGGGTGCCACCTCCGCCGCCTACGACACCGCCGGAGTACATCCCGCCCGAAGCTGCTGACATTGCAGCCGAACGCGCAGCCGCACGAGGGGAGGTCTGATGCCCTGGACTCTACTGATGAACCCCTGGTTGATCCTGGGGCTGCTGGCTTCGCTGGCTGGCGTCTTCGGTTACGGCCACCACGTGGGCTGGACCTCCCGCGATGAACAGGCGCAACTCGAAGTGGCCAAGGCCAACGAGGAGGCCCGCGTTCTCGAGCGGCAGATGAACCAGAAGATCAACGATCAAGCTGCATCACTACGAAAGGCACAAAATGAAGTCGCGCGCCGTCAGTCTGACCTTAGTCGTCTCAATGCTGCTGGGGGGCTGCGGCTTCCTGCGCAAGCCTGCCCCGCCGTACAACCCGCCGCAAATGCCTCCGCTGCCGCCGGAGATCGGGACCAAGCTGCCCGTGACCTCGAGCGACAGACTATTGAAGCTCTTATCGCCATCGCAGCAGACGGAGACCGCGCCGCCCAGCAAGCAAATGCCTGCATCGACGCCTACAACTCGGTGAGGGAGCAGCTAAATGGTAAGCGCTGAGCAACTCTCCAAACTCTCGATCGGCCCCGAGTGGGTCGATGCCTTGAACGAGACCTTCCAGCGGTTTGGCATCAACACGCTCCGCCAGCAGGCCGCGTTCATTGGCCAGTGCAGCCACGAGTGCGGGAACTTCCGCATCCTCGAGGAGAACCTGAACTACCGGGCCGAGGCGCTGATGAAGCTCTGGCCCAAGCGATTCGACGCGGTCAAGGCCCAGGCCTGCGCCCGCAACCCGAAGCTGATTGCCAACACCGTTTACTCGGGCCGTATGGGCAACCGGGATGAGGCCTCTGGAGATGGGTACCGGTTCCGCGGACGCGGATGCATACAACTTACGGGGTATACAAACTACTTTCACGCAGGTAAGGCCCTTGATGCGGACCTTGTGATGGAGCCTGACCTAGTAGCTACGCCGCGGTTTGCCGCACTCACCGCAGGCTGGTTTTGGTCAACCCATGACTGCAACCGCTTGGCCGAGCAGGGCGACTGGCTGAACCTAACCAAGAAGATCAACGGGGGCACGATCGGTCTGGATGATCGTGTGAAGCACATTCAGCATGCCCTTGCTGTATTGAGCTAACGTACTAAAATTAACCCCCGTAACAAACTAACAGGAGCCCAAATGGCTGTGAGCTACGAGCAATTCATGGAAGCTACCGGTGCTGAGCTGGTGTGCGGCAACATCATCGTGGGCCAGCTGGCCGAGCGCCGCAAGGTGGGCGAAGTGACCGACGACGGCGTGTTCAACCTGAATGATGAAGGCAAGGCGATGGTTGCTGAGCTTGAGTCCGGCTCCAAGCCCACCGGCCGCCGAAAGAAGGCTGAGGTTGAAGCCGCTCCGGTGGTCGACCCGCGCTTGGTCGACCCCACCTAAGGCCATAGGGGGAAAGAATGGCGTTCATCAAGCTCGAAAACTTTTCCGGGATTGCCCCCCGGATTGGGCCGTCCAATCTTTCCCCCAACCAGGCGCAGAAGGCTCGCAACGTCAAGCTGCAGTCCGGGGAGATTCGGGCCTGGCGCAAGCCGGTGAAGGTCTACAACTCGGGTCTGACCGACACCAGGTCAATCTACCAGTTGCTCAACTCTTCAACTGGCGGCACCGCTTGGTTGGAGTGGGCCAACAGCGTGAACGTGGTTCGCGGCCCCGTAGCCGACCAAACCGATTTCCGCATCTACTACACCGGCGACGGAACTCCGAAAAAGACCAACTGGGCGCTAGCTACCACCAGCGGGGCAGGTTCCAAGCCATTTCCCAACGCGGCCCTGCAGATGGGTGTTCCGGCACCGACTGGCGCGCCCACCCTGGCTGCCACGACCGGTACGGCTGAGACCCGGGTGTACGTGTACACCTATGTCAGCACTTTCGGCTCGGTGCAAGAGGAATCCGCTCCCAGCCCCTCGGCCACGATCAGCCTCTCGGCGCTGACCACTGCGGTGACTATCAGCGGGTTCGCCACGGCCCCGACTTCTTCCGCCGGGTACAACATCACCTCGATCCGGATCTATCGCACGCTCAACGGAACCTACACCTATGTGGGGTCGGTGACTGTCAACCCCGCTACTGGTGCGGCCTCCGGGTCTTTTGTGGATAGCACGACGACGGCAAACCTGATTGGTGCGTCGCTCACTAGCCTGTACTACACCCCGCCCCCCTCTGACCTCAAGGGCTTGGTCGCCATGCCTAACGGCGTGCTGGCAGGCTTTCGCGGCAACGAGGTGTGGTTCTGCGAGCCCTACCTGCCCCATGCATGGCCCAGTGGATACATGCTCACCGTGGGCTCTCCGATCGTGGGTCTAGGCGTATTCGGACAGACGCTGGTGGTCTGCACGGTCTCTAACCCGGTTCTCATCACCGGCTCTACCCCTGGCGCGATGACCCAGGAGAAGGTGCCGCTGCCGGAGCCTTGCATTTCCGCCAAGTCGATCGTGAGTGACCAGTACGGCGTGCTGTATGTGAGCCCTAACGGAGTGGTCTCGATCGCCCCCGGCACGGCAGACGTGATTACCCGCCCGCTCATGACTCGGGACGAGTGGCAGACCTACCTGCCCGCCACGATGGTGGGGGTGCTGTACCAGAACATGTACATGCTCTTCTACGAGTCGGGGCCCACCAAGGCGTCGCTCGTGTTGATGCGCGGCGATAACCCCCCGCTGGTCGAGCTCGATACCCAGGGCAAAGCCGTCTATGTCGAGCCCACAACTGCCAATGTGTACGTGGTGGACTCCACGGACAACAACATCTACCAGCTTGACGCCGACCCGGTAAACAACCTGTTCTACGAGTGGCAGTCCAAGAAGTTCATCCTGCCCAACCCGATGAATTTTGCGGGTCTGCAGGTCCACGCAAACTGGGCGTACATCGCAGACACGACCGCTTACAACCAGGCTCTGGCACAGACCATCGCGCAGAACCAGGCAATCTGGGCCCTCGGTCAACCGCTGGGCGGAACGCTCAATGCCAAGACTCTGAATACTTACGCGGTAAACGGAAGCATCCTGCAGGACCAGCCCTCCCCGGCGGAGAACCGAAACGTCCAGGTCATTATTCGCGCTGACGATTCGCAGATCTTCTATTCGGGCGTCACCACCGACGATCCGATCCGGATGCCAGCAGACCAGCGTAGGTATGTGTATGAGGTCACGCTGACCGGCAATGCCCCCGTCCGGGGCTTCCGCATGGCCAGCTCTATGGCGGAGCTGCGTGAGGTATGAAAAAGAACGGCATCCCGGGTACTAGCTCGCTTTCACCCGACTTGGCCCGGATCATCGAGCCGATGAAGCAGAACCTGGAAGTCATCACCGGCGCACGGCCCGGGGTTGGTGAGCTAGCCAAGTTGCCCACAAATGCCTCACTTGCGACTGTCATCTCCAAAGTTAACGAAATCATTTCCAGGCTGAACCAATCTGGTTAAGATATGCACCCATGAAAACGCTTGTCTATGGTGACAACCAGCGTGTTTGTGAATGGGTATCACGGCATATTGGTGAGGATCTCGGACGCGGCGTTGGGATTGGCCTCGAAGAGAACGGCGAGTTAATTGCCGGAGTCTTCTACAACATGTTCACAGGCGCGGGAATCAGCATGCATGTAGCCGCTGTTCCAGGTCGCCGGTGGATGACTCGAGAGTATTTGTTCTGCTGTTTCGCCTACCCGTTCTTGCAGCTTAACTGCAGACGGGTCACTGGGCTGGTGAGGGTGAGCAACCTCGAGGCCCGCAAGTTTGACGAGCATTTAGGGTTTAAACGGGAAGGCTTGATTCGAGAAGCCTTCGATGACGGCGAGGACGGACTCCTCTACGGCATGTTGAAGCCCGAGTGCAGATGGATTAGGAGCCGTCATGGGTAAAAAATCTTCGGACGCACCGGCACCGGACCCGAATATCGGGCTGGCCCAGCAAAAGATGGCCGACCTGGCTAACGAGCAGTGGTCCAAGTTCACTACTGACATCTATCCGGAGCTGCTGCGCCAATCCAAGGTGCAAGAGGGCCGAGCAAACGAGCAGTGGGCGCAAGACAAAGAGATCTCGCAGTTCAACTTCGACCAGGCCAAAAAAGCATATGGCCGGTATGAAGAGGGTGCTCTTCCCGCGATGGAGGCGATCAAGAAAGACGCCGACCAGTACAACGAAGAGGGCTACCGCGAACAACTGGCGCAGCAAGCTGCTGGTGACTTGCAGAATCAATTCCAGAATCAGCGCCAAGCGCTGGCTATGCAGCGTCAGGCCTACGGCATCGACCCCACTTCTGGGGTTGCGATGGGTCAGGAAAACGCTAACAGCGTGATGCAAGCTGCGGCCACTGCCGCGGCAATGAACCAGACACGCCAAGCAGCCAAAGAGATCGGGCTGCAGAAGCAGGCCAATGTCTACAACATGTACGCGGGCCTGCCTGCGCAGGGCAACGCCAACTTCGGCATCACGCTGGGCGCTAACTCGTCTGGCCTGAACGCTGGGCAAGCCGCGTTTGGAAACTACGGTTCGATGGGCTCGTCTCTCGGCAGCGCAGCAGGGACTTCGATGCAGGGTTGGAACAGCGTCGGCCAGCTTGGCGTGAGCAAGTACCAAGCGGACATCAGCCGCTACAACGCTGAGCAGCAAGCGTCTGCATCTTCCGCGGCGGGCCTAGGCAGCGCGCTTGGTTCGCTGGGCATGGCCGCAATGTCCGGTGGTACCGCCGGGTTCGGCGGGTCGGCGCTCGGCAAGCTGATGGGCGTCAAGTAAGGAAACATCATGGGATTCAACTTTGGCGCTTTTGCGGGCGGCATGGCCAAGGGTGCCACCGACACGTACACCATGCTCAAGGAGCAGCAGGCCCGCGAAGAAGCGAGCCAGCGAGCCGAGCGTGCTCTCAAGATCCAGGAAGAAGACTCGGTTCGTCGTCGAAGTGAGTTCGAGCGGCTTGAGCGAGAGCGCAAGGGGTTGAGTGACGCTATCTCCGAAATGCCGACGACCAATACGGTGCCGGTTGCGGACTTTGGGGCGGCAAAAGGCGGCGTCGACGAAGGTCTTCCTATGCGGACCGAGACTCTCACGCCCGAACAGCGTCGTGCGAACTTTCGCCAGCGGGCGATTTCGCTAGGTGCCAACCCCGAGGCTGTGCAGCGTTATGAAGCAGGCGACCTGTCCATGGACGTGTCTCGCCAACAGATCAGGCTAGGCGACCAGACCCTTAAAAAAGGTGAGTTTGAGATCGACAAGCTTGGGCGGGACGCCGAAATTGACAAGCGGTTTCAGACCTTCCTCGGTGGCCTGCACGCCAAGACTGCAGAGCGGATGAATGATATTGAGCTCACAGGCCAACAGACCGGCATGAAAGGCCTGGTCGATAAGTTTGGTCCGGAGCTTAAGAAGGCGTTCCCCGGCATGGATGTCCAGCTGGTTGGGAACAACATCGTGGTGAAGCAGGGCAAGAAGGTTGTGCAAACCATCTCGTCTTTGGATAAAGCCGTTTCTGCACTTCAAGGTGTTGCGCAGGCTGAGTTCTCAACTAACTTCCAGAACGGGCTTATCACCCAAGTGGGGTTCAAGAACGCCGCCGATGCAATCCAGTACTTCAAAGACCGGGAAGATAGCGCGCGCAAGGACAGAGACACCGACAGCCTCGTGGGCCTGCGAGGTGCTCAGGGTGTTCAGGCTCTCGCTGCCGCGCGCCATCACGATGCTTCGGCGGGCGCTCTCGGCGTCCGCACTGGTAATTGGCAGCCGATTGGCACCGACTCGGATGGTGCGATTGTTAGTTACGACCGAAACACCGGCAACGTAGCGCGCTCTGATGGCAAGCCGATCCAGGACCAGACGATCTTCCGCAAAGTAACTGGCGAGCGCGGCCCTGCCAGTGAGGAACCTAAGCCAGCCGACATCAACGCTTTCCTGCGCGATCAGGGGAACATGATTGTCGATGTGGACCCGAATACTAAGAAGCCCCGTCGCTTGATGGACTTGTCTCCGCAGGAGCAAGCCACTGTCGCCAGAAGCGTCCTCAGCCGGGTGGCTCCGGCGGCGCAGCAAACCGGTGGTCTTCCCGACGCCAATCCGCAGGCCATGGCCCGCCCTGGCGCTACGGCACCCGCCGCTTCTCAACCGGCGCAGCCAGCACAGTCGGCGATCCCTCAGGGGCCGAACAACATGGCGCAGCGGCTTTCCACTGCGTTTACTACCGACAACCAACGCGGAAGCCGTTTGGAGTTTGGCGCGCTGGCTCACCAGGTCGAGCAGGAAATGCCGGGCGTGCGCAATGCAATTGCCCAACTTCAGCGTGCTATCCCGCTGGCTAAGTCACCGGCGGAGGCTGCCAACCTGCGTGCGCGCCTGGACCAGTACACGAATGAGATGACTCTGATGCAGAGCGTGCTGGATCAGCGCAGCGCTCAGAACGCTGGTAACTGAAAGGTTAGAGCATGCCTATCCGCTCGATCGCCGACCTCCGCAAACAGGTCGGTCCCGATTGGAACGACGTCAGCGATGAGGATCTCATTTCCTCATACGCACAATCGATTAAAGCCGATCCCGCAGCGGTTGCGTACAACCTGGGGTTTGGCCTCGAGGAGGGCGGCAAGAACTCCAAGCGCCTGAGCGCGTCTGTCGACCGCTACCAGGCGGGGCTGTACGGATTTGCGGAAGAGGCCAGCAAAGCTGTTGGCCTCGACTCGGCCAGTGACTGGCTCGGCCAACGCAGGCGTGCAAATGAGCTTCGCGCCGATACCGATTCTGTCCGTGCTCAGCAGTTGGGCGCAGTCGACTCGTGGAAAGATGTTCACGGGGCCTCAGATTTTGCTGACTACGCGGTCGGCCTCGGGATCCAATCCCTGCCTTATGCGGCGGAGGCTGTCATCGGAGGCATGCTCACCCGGGGTGCCATGCCCGCCGCCCGGGCAGCACTTAACACGGCTCGCCTTGCAGGTGACGTCGCGGGCGTTGCCAAAGCCAAGCGCGCCCTGGACATCGGTTCTACGGTTGGAGCTACGGCAGCTTCGTATCCGTCAGCCGTTGGTGACATCCTTAGCAACCAGCGAGAGCAGTCTGGCGGCACAACCGACGCGGCATCTGCCTTTGCGCTAGGCGTGCCTTACGCCGTCGCCAACGCCACGTTGGGGGTCGAGGGCACTGTCAGTCGGGGCTCTCTATTCCGCAACTCCGTCAACCTACTGGACGACATCAAAGGGTTAAAGGGCGGGGTTGCCCGAATGGCGGCTACCGGAGCCGTCACGGGTATCAAAGAGGGCGCGTCGGAGACCTTCCAAGAAGGCATGAACCAGCTCGGCCGGATGGCCGTTGATCCCAATGAGCAGTTCTTTTCGGACGCCGCTCAGGAGCGATTCAAAGAATCCTTTATCGGCGGTTCGCTGCTCGGTGGTGGTACGTCCTCTTTCTTGGGCGGCTGGCGGAGATCGGTTCCGGCTAATGACATCCAGCAGGCGTTCCAGCAGACACCCGCTGGTACAACTCCGGCCCCCGACGTCACCCAGACCACGCCAGCTCAGACCGTAGCCCCGATTTCGCCTCCTGCCGCCCCTGCTGTGCAAGGCGGTACGACCGAGATCGCCCAGGCTACTCAGGCCGCGCAAACTCAAGATGTTGCGGCGCAACAAGCCATGGCGCAACAGTCTGCCCGGGAGCAGGCATTTGACCTGACCGGGGCAACCACCACCAACGATAACGGCGGGATGCTCAGCATCTATGGCCAGACTGTGGTTGGTCCGCAGATCAATACGTTTGGTATGGCCCTATCGACCAAGCTAAGTGGCCTGTCGCCTGTGCAGAAGGAGCTCGTCAAGGCGGTCTCCGAAGCCAATGCGATGACGGACGGCACGTTGGTGAAGTTCAAGTTCAACGCCAACAATCCGATGGGTTCTGCCGAGGCGGTTATCAAGGCGCTGGACAAGACCCTGACGAGCTTTCAGATCGGCCACGTGACCGATGTCGCGCAGGCCGCTGGCATCTTGAACAAGCTGTCTGAGTCCGCCAAGGGCAATCAGCTCGAGCAGATTGATGCTATTCATGTCGCCCTCACGGGCGAAAACACCAGCGGCTGGGCCGCGGCCCAGCAACCCAAGGCCAAGAAAGGAGCCAAGGATGAACGATTGCAACTGCAACAGCAAAACCCTTCCGGGGTGGGAGCAGTTCGAGAGCAAAGCCAAGCAGGAGCAGCGCCTCAAGGACAACCTGGGGCTGTACAACCCGGCGGAGTTCAACCCGTCGGAGCAGGAGGTCTCGCTCAAGGATCGGCTGGCCAGCAAGCTGGACAGCTACCAGGAGAAGGAATACGGCCTAGCCCCGGTGCAGAACCCGTGGCTAACGATGGTGGTATCGTCGGGCAAGCGCCGCAAGTAATCCAAGGAGTCCAAGATGGACAAATTGCCCCTGCCCAAGCCAGCTCGGGCCAAACCGAGCAAGCCGGTCAAATTGGCAGTCCCTCCCAAATCGCCGGAGATGGACAACTTGATGACCATACTGCGGGCGTTTCTCAAAGCGCCGCCCCCGCCGACGAAAGACTAGAAAGCGCCGAACAGGCGCTTGATGTCGTCCCCGCACTGCTCAGGAACGTCCTGGGCATGGTGTTCCGCTCGCCCAAGAAAATTGAGTTCTTGGCCACGTTCATGCGCAAGCAAAGCGACGTGTCCTACGCGGAGCTCGGGGCGCGCCTAGGCTACGACGAAGACACCATTAAGCAGTATCAAAAGCTGCTGCGCGTTGGCTCGTATGTAGTCGGTCCGAACGGCAAAAAGAAGTTTGTCGAAAGCAAGACCGGCACGTACCAGGTTGTCCTGGACCATCAAGAGAAGTTTGCGGCCGCGGTCCAGTATCAGGCCCAGCAGATGGGCGTTGACGCTAACGAGCTGCTGGCTGCACTCAATGATGTCCAAGAGGCGTACGAGTCTAAACAGGCCAACGCGGGCACTGCCGAAGAGAACGATCTAATTGGCCAAGGCTTCATCATCCAAGAGCGCAAAGAGCGAGAGGATGCTGACGGAAACAAGACTGGCAAGATTGATCGCACCAACGTTACCGACCTCAACGAGGAAGGCAACACTGCAGAGGCACTGAACAATCGCTACCTACAGCTGGTAAACGAGTTGGAGCAGGCTGAAGACTCTGGGGACGACGCCCGCGCAGACCAACTGCGTAACGAGCTGGCTGCTGTTGCTTCCCTGGCAGCCCAAGAGGACAAGAAGGCCCGCCAGAAGGTGCGCCAAGATGCTGGCAAGACGGGTACAGCCGAAACCAAGGAGTCCGAGGATGCCGTTCAAGAGCCAAGCGCAGAGGGCGTGGATGTACGCAAATCAGCCGCAGATGGCCAAGCGGTGGGAGAAGGAAACTCCCAAGGGCAAGCTACCCCCAAAAGCAAAGGCAAAGCAGTCGTCGTCAAAAAGGCCAAGCCCAAGCAAGAAGATGTAGTCGCGCCGATCAAGACGGCGGCGGAGCAGTACGCCGACCTCACCAAGGGATTCCCGGCACCCGCGTTTGGTGAGTTGGCTAAGGACCAGAACGAGCAGATTACTGACTTGGCTGGTCGCGGCCAACTGAACCTGGCGGCGATTAATAGGATTTTGTCTGCAAAGTCGCAGACCGTGGCGAGCCGGTCCAGGCAGTTTGTTGACCTTGATGGCGCCGCTACTGAGGTTGAAGGTATTGATACGGTGCAGGGCCAGCTGGAGGCAGCTGGAATTCCTAACGCCGCAGACTTTGTCTCAGACTGGGAAGTCGTTGAGGACAACAGCAAAAACGCCCCCCACGGGGAACTCCGAGTGGAGCAAGGCCGGTACGTCGGCAGGCTAAATGCTGCCAAGCTAGACAATCCTGCATACGCTGCTGAGACTGCACTGCACGAGATCGGCCACGCTGTCGACATGGCGTTGCATGGTGGGGTCTACTCTGGTCAACCCGAGATGAGCGTGGCCGTCAAAGACGGTAAAGTCACTCCCGTGGGTGCGGTGGCCAGGGAGATGTACGCTCTCTACCAAAAGGATGAGAACTGGCGCGAGTACCTGGAGTACCCGTTCGACACGGGCATCCACACCGACCTAGACAACAGCACCAAGGTTGAGAGCGAACTGTTCGCCCAGGTGTTTGCCGTTTACGCCAACCCGAAGGGGCGTCTGGCTATTGAGAAGGCTGCGCCTAAGACCGCGGCTTTCATGAAAGAGGTCTTTGATGACATCCGATCTACAAAAGCGCTTCAAATCCAGAAGGCAGAAACTGCAGCAGCAAGAGCCCTCTCGTTCCGCAATCGCGGTGCCGGAAGCGGCAATCAAAGCGCGCCTCAAGTTTCTGGACAGCCTGCCCGACCCGGAGCCGGAGAAAGCCTCGCCTCCCGAGGAACCCGACTCAGCGTCGACCAAGTAATTGGCAAGCTGCCCAAGCCGCTGCGAGAGGCGGTGCGGGAAACCACGACCAATCAGTGGGCGGGACTGCGTAAGGCCGGTCTGTATCTGGCCATCACCGAGGACATTGTCAACGCCGCCAAGAAGTACATGAAGTCGGCGGGGGACTACCTCAAGGCCCAGTACGCCCAACAGGCCGAGCGACTCACGCATGAACTTGAGGTTGAGAAACTGCTCAACCGCTTCGACAAACTGCCCAAGTCGCTGCAGGGTACGGGCGATGGCTCGGTCAACAGGCTGATCTTCGACATGGTCCGCCAGGGCAAGTGGGGGTTTGTCCCTGCTTGGGCATCTGACAAAGCCAAAGCTGACCCGGCCATGCTCAAGCGGTACATGGCGCTCCAGGAAAAGAGCCCCGAGGCCGCCAAGCTGGTCCGGGACGTTCTCGAGCACGGCTACCGCTCCATGATGGCCAAGCAAGCTGCGGTCATCGACACGGCTGAGCGCCTGTTCAAAGACCGAGAAGATGCGGCCAAGGGCGACCAGACGGAGTTGGATGCTGTTCGGCTAGACCGCAAGGCGTTCGAGGCTAAGTTTGAGAAGCTTCTGAAGCTCAAGACGGACAAGCCTTATGCATACATGGGTCGATACGGCGACTATGTGGCCGTGGCCAAGTCAGCCGAATTCGTTGAGAAGCAGGAACTGCTTCGTGATGGCGATAGCGCTGCCAAAGCCGCTGCCCAGAAGTGGCTGAAAGAGCACGAGTCTGACCCGGATCACTACTACGTGTCGTTCGCTGAGACCCAAGGGGCGGCGGACAAGATCGCGGCAGACCTCAAGGCCATTGGGGGCTACGCCGACATCTACGCGGCCGAGAAGCTGGACAGCAGTGCGTATGTAGGCGGAGACGATCTGTTCCTGGGCCTCAAGCGCTTGGAGAACATGTTCACCCGCAAGGTGAAGGATGAAGCAATCGCCGACGATCTGGCCAAGGGCATGCGCAAGCTGCTCACCGACCTGTATCTGACCTCAGTGGCCGAGTCCAGCGCGCACACCTCTAGCATGGATAAGCGCAACATCGCGGGTGCCAGCGAGGACATGATGCGCAACCTGGCTACCCGGGGGCGGGCCGACGCTCACTTCCTGGCTGCGCTCAAGCATGGCACTGAAGTCACCGATGCGATCGATCGCATGATCGACGAGGCTGGGGCTAACCGTACGCAGGCCACTCCGCTGCTGAATGAGCTCTTGAAGCGGCAGTCTAAGTCGCTGGAATACAAGCTGCCCAGCACCCTGGCGCAGAACATGAGCCAGCTGTCCACGGTCTACTACCTGTCCACGAGCCCGGCGTTCTACCTGCAGCAGATGTTGCAGACCTCGGTCCTGTCGCTGCCGTATATGGCAGGAGAGATGGGCTACTTCCGCGCTGCCCGGGAAATCCGAAAGGCCTACGGAGACATCGCTGGGGTCGTCAAGAGCCTGGGCGTCAACGATCACGTGGACTTCGCTAACGCGCCTAAGGATGTGCAGAAAATGCTCAAGGCCCTCGTGGGTATGGGCAAGATCGACATTGGCATCGACGCAGACGCGAAGTCTCGCACCAGCGACCAGGGCGTCATGTCCAAGGTCATGCGCAAGCTGCAGGGGGTTAACACCCGGATTGAAACGATCAACCGGGCCACCGCGGCGATTGCTGCCTATCGCGCCTACCTGCAAAAGCATGGGGCAGATAAGACTGAAGCTGCGACCCAGTACGCAGCCGATGTGGTGTCCAACACCCACGGCTCCTACGACGGGTTCAACACGCCGCGTGCGCTGAGCTCGGACTTTGGGCGGGTGGTCGGCCAGTTCAAGCGCTTCCAGATCATTCAGCTGTCCATGCTGGGCAAGCTCATCCACACCGCTTTCAAGGGTGCGTCCAAGGAAGAGCAGCTGGTGGCCATGAAGTCTCTTGGCTTCATCACGGGGCACATGGCGGTCTTGGGGGGAGCACTTGGCGTTCCGTTCGTCAGCCAGCTGGGCAAACTGGTTGTGCTTCCGCTGGCCCAGATGCTGGGTGTCGCAGACAAAGATGATCCGGATGACCTAGAGACCCGCCTGCGCAAGGCGATTGGCAACGAAACCGTGTCTGACCTCCTGTTGCGTGGCGTGCCAGCGGCTGTCGGACTTGAGTCCTTGGGCAAGAAGTTGGCGATGGAAAACGTCGCCTCCCTGCTGCCGTTCACCGACATCGATCTGGCCGACCGGGATGCACTTACTAAGGTGTACGTCTCCTTGCTGGGCCCCACCGCCGCACTGTCGCTCAAGATGGCCGACGGTCTGGGGATGATGCGTAAGGGCGAGTACTACAAGGGCCTCGAGCTCATGCTGCCCAACGGCGTGTCCAACGTCATGAAGGGTGCTCGATTCCTAAATAGCGGGGTGACCATGCGGAATGGCGACTCCGTGATGGGGTCTGAAGACATCGGGATGCTGGATGCCGCCTTCCAGCTGTTCGGCCTGCCGACCAACACGATCTCTGACCGCCAGCGCGACCAGGGTGTGGTGGCCGAAGCCGATAAGTTCTATGAGGAGCGTGCCGCCCAGGTCAAGCGCGACTTCCTGCGTGCGTCCAAAGATGGTGATACCGAGGACATGCGCGATGCCCGCGAGGCGTGGCTGAAGTTGCAGGACGCGCGAGCCCGTAACGGATACACACGTCAGCCCCTATCGACCCTGTTCCGTGCCCCGGCTCAGCAGCTAAAGCGGGAACGAGGTGTCGTGGGCGGCGTCGAAACCACCAAGGCCAACCGACGCTACGTCGAAGAAACCACCAGCAACTAAGGAGTCAGCATGGCTAAGACACCCGCGTGGCAACGCAAGGAAGGACAGAACCCCAACGGAGGCTTGAACGCCAAGGGTCGGGCTTCTGCCAAGAAGCAGGGCATGAACCTCAAACCCCCGCAGCCCGAGGGTGGCAAGCGCCGCGACTCTTTCTGCGCCCGCATGGAGGGCATGAAGAAGAAGCTGACCAGCGAGAAGACGGCCAAAGACCCGAACTCCCGCATCAACAAGAGCCTTCGGGCCTGGAATTGCTGAAATGAACAAGCCTGTGTGGGATACTCCCAACCCGAAGAAGAAGTCCACCCCGCTGCCGCCTGCCAAGAAGGCCGCAGCCAAGGCAGCCGCAAAGAAAGCGGGGCGTCCGTACCCCAACCTCGTGGACAACATGCGCGCCGCCAAGGGGAGGACTTGATTTGCTGTACCGATGGTGTACCGGTTGGGAAACGACCCGCTAGGCCGCATGAATCCTAGATAGTCGAATCCCTCCTGCTCCGCCAAGACACTATGCGGGCCCCTGCTGGGGCCCGCTTCTTTTTGTGCTTTCCCCAGTGAAAACGGCCTTTTAGCCCTGCGTATCTGTGCGGGACCGTGCGGCTGCAGTACCGAAGATTTGCTGTACCGGGTACAGTACCGGCCTGGGTTGCTGTACCGAGCACCCTCTAGTACAGAAGACACACCTCGCTATGGCCCGCCACACAATCAAAACCGCACTGGAGCTCAAGGCCCTCGTGGCCAAGGCAGTCGAAGAAGCCGCTGCCCGCAATACCCGAATCCGGATCAACGATGGGGATGGGCTGCGCCTGGAAGTGACGCCCGCTGGCAGTACAAGCTGGCAATTGATGTACCGGATGCCGGGTCGCAGCGACCGCCCGTACACGATTGGCAAGTACCCGGCTCTCTCCCTTAAGTTGGTGCGCGAGTTGGCCGACGGTGTGCGGGAAAAGGTAGCCCGGGGGGTCGACCCCAACGAGGAAAAGAAGGTCTTGCGCCAGGGCGAAGCGGCTCAGGCAGTCCAGGGCGACAGCGTCGAGAAGATTCTGGAAGCGTTCTTGGAAACCCGCGAGCGCGAAGGCTACGCCATGCGGTCCCTGACCACCATGCGCCGAAGCTTTGACTTCGACGTCGTGCCCGAGATCGGCAAGCAGGTGGCCAAGACGGTCACTGTTGATCAGGTTGAGAAGATCCTGCGCAAGGTCGAGGCTCGCAACAGCCACGAGACCAGGAAGCGTCTGGCCAGCTGGCTGGGCCGTGCTTTTTCGGAGGCTCAGATCAAGCCCAACCCGGTCAAGGCGGTGGACATGGATACGTTCAAGCGACCGATCAAGTCCAAGGTGGGGCACCCTGGGGTAACCGATCTGAAGGTTTTTGCGCAGGTGCTGCGCACGATTGATGCATTTAAGGGGTCACCACTGTCGCGTGCAGCGTTGCTGATTCACGCCCGATGCTTCATCCGCCCTGATGAGCTTCGGCTGGCCGATTGGAGTCAGGTGCGTGGAGACCTGTTCTCGGCCAAGGTGGTGTTGGAAGAAGGTACGTTTGAGCACCTCGTGCCGCTGGCTCCGCAGGCCAGGGCACTGTTTGATGAGATCCGCCCGATCCACAAGACGTTTATCTTGCCGGGCGTTCGCTATGGCCAGCGCATGAGTGACTCCACGCTGGGCCGCATCCTGCACGCCTTGGGCTGGAAGGACGTGCAGACAGTTCATGGCTTTCGTAAGAGCGCCTCCACGCTCCTCAACGAGATGGGTTGGGATTCGCGCCATGTAGACCTGCAGCTGTCTCACAACCTCAAGGCCAAGGGCACCGAGGCCGTGTACAACAAGGCCAGGTACCTGCCTCAGCGCGAGGTCATGATGCGCTGCTGGTCTGACTACATTGACGCACTGCTCGACCCCGCAAGCGGGGCCGACGATGTATTGCCACTGACCTGGGCCAACAAGTGGCGCAAGGCCAATGCTCAGGCGGCTTGAGGTTCGCGCTCGGCGAGGCGGGCTTGCTGCCAAGCAACAACCTCGCTCTCATCCCACACGCTCATCTTGCCGATCTTGGCGGGCTTGGGGAATTGCCCGCGTCGCATCAGGTCGTACAGGGTGCGCTGCGAAATGCCCAGCGCATTGATCACATCGGGTAGTCGTACAAACTGCTTCATGCTGATCCCCAAGTGGGGAAAAAGCCCCCGGCGCAAAGGCCGGGGGAACCCTCGCTACAGGAGAAACTGCTAACAACGGCAACTGTTAGCATGCTGATGATACCTCTGCGGCGGTGTTGTCAACAAGTACAGGCCCATTTGTTTTTTCTACAGCGCCTTCCATGGCGTTGAAGTCAAAGGCGTACACCGCGCAAGCACCCGTGGAATAGGCCGTACCGCGCCCGATGTTGAACTTCTCGGACCACGGCAGCAGCCAGCCCACTGAACGTGCGTACTCGACAACTTCCTTGGGCTCGATCCGGTTCTTGGCGCACCAGTCGTTGAACTCCTTCTTGGCCAGAAAGAGCTTGCCGATGACCTTGGGGTCTACCTTCTCGCTGGAGTTGGGGTTGTTGATCCCCAGCACACGTCGGCCGCAGGGGGTGCCACCGATACGCGAAAGGCTTTCCTCGGGCCCCCGGGAGTCCGTGCGAGTGTCCCGGTAGGTAGTGGTCACGATGATCCGAGTGGACAGATCGCGCACCATGCGGTTGATGGCATCGCCCGGGTTGGTCGTGTTGCCTGCTTTGACCAAGTCAATCTGGTCGTGCAGCATTCGGTGCGTAAAGTTCTCGAGCTCGTGGACGTTGAACTCCACGATACCTAAGTCCACCAGGAGCTTGGCCGCGGTCAAGGTACAAGCCGCATGGTTGCGATAGAACCGATACTCGGACTCGGGCAGAACTGCCGACAGATTGGACTCGAACTTGCGGAACATCTTGCGCACAGCATCCTGGTTAGCCACCACATGCTTGATGAACACATGGCCAGCGTTGCCCATGTTGTCTCGCATCTGTTCGAGCGCCCGGGACACTAGCTCTGCCGGCTTGATGATAGGTACGTCGTACCGGCTGAAGTTCACCTGAATCATGCGCATGGCCTCGGCCTGCGTGTTGGCGTTGTG